CATCAACTTCTAGTCGGAATCGGTTACGGCTATTACGACCGCATCTGCGACATCGACTACGCCACCAGCATTGGAAACAACAACATGCCATGAGGCAGTCGCGGTTCCTCCGCTCGAGGCCCATGAGTAAATAATATCTCCAACGGAAACATCACCGCTCACGTCATTAAAATAGGCGGCCACGCGCACTACAGTTTGAGCATCCGTGGTTTTGTACCCCCACATCGCGGGAGCATTGCCTTTTTTAGATTGACCCCCGAGGGGCGTCCATCCTGTTCTTGAGAAAGCCATATCTATGCCTCCCTACAAGTTATTTTTACGATTCCAGAGTCCTGAATCGAGACTGCGCCAGCGCCGAATTGAGACGCGACTAGCCACGAAGTTTTCTCCGGAATGTAATCGATACGAGAAGTTTGATTCATTGAGATACCCATGCCCATGCACTCCTTATGGAAAGCATAACATGAACGATCATTAGAACCATCCTTTGTCAAAGAACCTTCATCCCGATCACCAATCGAGACAATATTAAAGCCGAGCCAGGTTCTCAAACTTCCATCAACGAGAGCTCGTATCGTGTTATAATCAGAGCTCTGTACGGTAGTCTGGCCTAGTAAGGCACTTAGATTGTTCGTATGGATCAAAAGGGTTCTGTTGTCCGGTGGGACATTGGCAGCGTCAAGGGTCTTTTTCGCGGCCCTGATTTTGCCAGTATTAAGATCTGCCGCTGATCCAGCCGAGCCGTCCTCCTGGATGGTATTTGCTACCGTTCCTGGAGAGCTTGCTGCATCGAACGCATCAATCACCACTTGATCCATACGCCGACCAATCGCATTACCAACCGATTGCGCTAATTCATTACGCTCCTGGAAGTTAATGTGAGATTGTTGGAATATGTCAGAATATTCTGCTGCGATATAGTCTGTCATGGTCGCAGTCACTTGGCTGTAAGTGAGATTTAATGGCGTGACATCGGTCTGGGGAGTCCTTACGGTCGCCTGACCTGTACCGAGCACATTAAATTTAACTGTGGTGCCTTCGACGGATCTCTCTCGAGTTAGTCCGGCTAAACTACGCGCCGCCTGGTATGCCTGACGGAGTTCTGCGTCGTAAAGCGTAACGAAGGCGGTCGAGACTGATAATGCCATCGTGCCCTCAAAATTTTTGAGGTTTAAACGCGGCGGTTGTCCGTTGGGGCCGACACTTGCGCGGGGCTGCGCCTATTTTGCTAATGCCGGCCTAGAGGTTATCGGCGGAGGATACTATATGGTGTTCTCCAATCAGGTGTCTATGTAAAATCAAGTTATTTCGGACGTTGTTCCCCCGACATAGCATAAGCCATATCCTCCACTTTTTTCGTGTGGGCTCGCCCCGCTGCTGTATCTTGTCCATATAACGGATCCGCCATCGCCGACGTGAAGTCATCCATGTTCGTTGTTGGTATTTCGGTCGAGGCCACAGTCGGAACATTAGGTTCATTATACGAGCGCCGAATCTTGTTCATTGCCGAGACATATAGCGCGGATCTCGATGCTTGTCCCAGAGCTCCTAATTCATCATCACTAAGAACTCCTGTTTTATTTAATTTATGGAACCACGTTTCCATATTCTCGATAATTCTATCAGAATTACGACCTAATTTCAGACGTTCGTGGGCTTCCGCATCCTTGACTGCCTCAGAAAGCGCACCTTGCGCCTCGAGGTAAATTTTAAGGGTGCGCTCGACTACGGATTGTGAAAGTCCTTCGTCTTTTGCCATATCCAGATAATTAATAAGCACTGGATCATCCTTGAATATCTCCTGATCTGGCTCACTCAGTCCTTTGGTAATGTCCTCGAGGTCGTATTTCCCGTCTTTTGGCGGCTTATGCTTCCCCGTATCCATTTTTTTACGGAGCTCTGAATAGCCTTTTGCCAGTTGTTCAGTATCGACCTCACCCTTTTTCTCATCCCAGAATTGCTCGGGGATGTTTTCTGGGCGTTCGATAGCTGGAGTTTCTTTTGCCGGTTCAACTTTATCCTCCGCATCCGGATCCGGATTGAGATGCGGGACATTGGATGGCTCTTCTTCTACCTCTGTCTGTCCAGAGGGTTTAAGGTTTAATAAACTTTGATTATCGTCGGTACTGGCCGGCTGGTTTTCAGTTTCGACGGTCGCTGTTTCTTCACTCATCTACAATATTCCTCGCTCTGTTAATCCTGCGTTCTATGTCTCTGACCAGAGAGTTCTGTCCTTCCCTCGCAAACCCATAGGAGGAATCCTCCCCTGGGCTCCAGGTAGGTTGTTCTATTGTTATTCGACGTAAATGCTCGAGCACTTCTCGGCCGGTTTTAGTAGCAAAGGTCTTTAGATACTTCTTATCGAGTTCATCAACTTTGTCAATCGACACTACATTACCGCTGACCTCTTCCCAACCTGTCATTTTTACCCCCTATTGTGGAGCGGCAATAGCTGGACCCCCTTGAGATTGCTGTGCCATCTGCTCCATCTGTTGTTTCGCCATCAGCATCATCTCAGCCTTTTGCTCCGGCGAATTTAAAATCTTCTGTGGAACACCCAGGCGATCAGCAACAAACGCGATTAGTTCGTCCTGGTTAATCGAGAGCATCCCGTTTGGTCCCATCCCGCCGGCTAACTGCATAAATTGCATCACAGAGTTTAGATCCTCCTGTGCCTGGGCTCTAGCTAACGGTGAAATGGGGACAACCTTGATTTCACGGCCGTCAACCCGCATCGGCATATCGATAATATTCCGCTCGTCCATCACCCTCAGAATCCTGGAAGTTATGGGAATTAGGGCTTCTGTAAGCAGCCGACCAAAGGCTGACCCTAAATTTTGAGCTAGCTCGGCCATTCTGGAATTTATTTCTGTGGCCGAACGCGCTGACGCGGAATCCGGAGGCAGCGTGTCATCGAGCATGATTTTCTTGATCCCCATCGACAAATCATTGATGACAATCTGCGCCAGGTTAAAGTCACCGGAGCGCGGTAACGGAGCAAGTGATGCCCCCTGGGGACCGCCATTTCTGGCAACAGGGATGATTGCTCCTGGCTGAATCCGAATAGTTGAAGGATTTAACACCCCATCATCCGCCGCCGTGTACATCCCAGAGATCGCAATACTCGCGTTCTGCAACAGCATTTTTTTAGTGTGGTTGATGGTCTTGATATCTGGCAATGCCGATAATAATGGGCCTCTCCCCCAGATTTCGCCAGCGCAGACAATATACCTGGCGATAATCCACGGGGATGATTCTAACACCCGATACACTAACTCGGATTTCTGTTGAGGCCAAATTATGTGGTAGCACCAGTAATCGTCCTCGGGGATGTAAATTGTTGCTTCGAGCAGATCGATATCATCCGTTGGTTTGGTTTTTATTTTTTCAGCCAATGGCTCGGGAATTTTAGCATCCGACCACTGCTGTTGGATGGCCTCACCCTTGATGCGTATTTTTCGATATACATTATCGATTTTTCCGTGTGGGCCTTGCTCGAGAGCCACCAGAAATGGGGGGACTGCCTCGAACCGGATGGGTGTGACATCATCGCCGCCCTGGATTAGCATGACGCCGGTCCCGACTGCCAGATCCAGGAGGAACTCGGACATCGCCAGATCGAAATTCGTCTGCCGGATGACCTCGAACATCTTATCGGTATAAAGATCGAGGGCTCTGTTCAGTCCGTCGATCTGTTCTACCGGAACATCTGTCCCAGATTGCAACGAGCACCAGTTTCGATATGGCGGGAATATGGCGGATTGTAAGCGATTCGCAAATCGTTGTGTCGAGTTGATCGCCGTCGAGTCAAATACGTTATCCATTTTTGACTGACCGCGCCCACCGCCTTCATAATGACCGTAAAGATTACGCTGGGGGAGCGCGTAAGTATAGCAATCCTCATAAATCGACCGCCATTCGTCCTTCCGGTCCTCGGCTTTTTCTGCACGTTTTAAAACTACTTCCGGCTGTAATCGTATCATGATAGTGGAGCCCCTAACGTATCTATCAAACCCTCCTCTGTTTCACTTAACAAGAGTTGAGGTTGCGGTACATGGAACCCGAAAACACTACGGAATCGTTTTTTACCCATTGATACCCAGGGCAAATCCCCATCCATTGCTGCACTCGCCGCACTAGCACCACCGCCACGTTTTTTCCTGCTATAACCGGCGGGAGAACGACGGTCCACAACATAATCCCTCGGCCCTTGATAACCCATCCCATAGGTGACTGCCACTCCAGAAGCAAGACTTACTCCTGGACGAGAACCTGGGATTGCCGATGTGCCGCTCATGTCGCTGATTCCTCCGGAACTCCACTAAGAGTAGTCCCGAGCCCTAGCTCTGCATCCTCACGGAATGGAGAAAGTAACAATTGAAACCCGCCATATCGTTTGGCGCGTTTTGATGCCTCGATTTTATTTCGTTCGTCCCGTTCCTGTTGTGCCAGGATACGTTCCTGTTTCGCCAGATTCTCCTCCTGACGCTTCAAAGAAGCATAATACTCCGGACCTGGGCCGCTCGGACCTCCGCCACCAAATAAACTACCCATTAATATATCCTTGCCATCATTAAATGATCCGCCCCATCCGGACCAAACTGTTTAAGTGTTCCTTCAGTAGTGAATTTAAGATACTTCGCCCATTTTATCGCTGCATGATTTTGCAAGTGAACAAGAATCTGGATCCGTCGTAGTCGTAGATCGGGACCAATCTTATCAAAAAAGATGGTTGCCGCCTTACACAAAAAGACCGCGACACGACTAACGCGGTTATCTCTCATCATCCAGGCTTCGGCTGTCCCCTGGAAAAAAGGAATGATTCCGGCGCAAAACATTACTTCTCCCTGGCATAAGATTGTAAACGACGGGCCTAATGTCGCCTGATGCGCCATGTGCTCGAGATAGCCTGGGATCAGGTCAAAATTAGCTCTCTGAAATTTGTTGTGCTCCATCAACAGGAGATGAGATGGAGAAAAGTCTACGATCTTGCAGTCAGGCGGTATTATGGAGTTGAAATACATATCAATCCCTCTTAGGATTTCATCGCCTATATTTTCAGGTATATAGGTGCGTCCCCTTAGACCGGCAGGAGCCTCCCTCCTCCTCATCACAGTCCTGCCGGTCGCTCCCTCAGCCATCAAAAAACATTAAAATCCAACGGGGCAACAATCGGCTCATCACCCCGCATCGGTCTGGATCCCCGTGTAAGCCTTCGATGTTCCCCACCACCGAGACAGAGATAGCCGAAAGCATCCCCGATATGCGAGTGCATATCCTTGACCGGAACATCCTTGAATCTCTCCTGGCCGGCAATCATCGCCACCCGCTTGAAGTGATATCCACCACCGAGTGCCTTTCTCAACTGAACACAATTTGCGTCAATCTGTAATGCCGGCTTGCCATCAACCAGGCGCGTCATCGGTGCAGCAGCAGCCTCGCGCCTGACCTGGAAGTCATTCGATACCGTAGGCTGAGCCCTGAGGCCCAGCGACCGTAAATGATCGAAGCATGTCACCTCGAAAATCTCATCTCGCTTCCCGCCGGCCGGATCCCCCCAAATCTCCGGCTCGAGCTTCTCAAACCGAGTATTGAGCTCATACAACAACATCTGACCGAAACGCTCGAGGCCCATATCATTCGTTACAAGCTCATACAATATATTCCAGGTTCCGTGCTGATTGCGCTGCCCAAATACCGCAGCCGGTGTCAACCCAAAATCAAGTCCGATAACAATCGGCAAGGAATGGTCGATTTCAATCCCCTCGGTAGTCATCTGCACATCGCTGTATTCAGGCCACACCGCCTTGCCGTCCGAGACAAAAACATATTGCGCGCCAATGTAACACTGGATCCACTCGAGCTCCTTCCCACCCAATTGCTGCTCATAGTAGCCGATTGGCAGATTGCCGACATTCTCCGCCGCCTCATTAGGGATCCAATATCGACCCGCGCCAAAGGCGGAATCGGCATCATCAGCATGGCTCTCGACCATGCCGGACGGCTGTTTGAAAAATGTCCATTTATATTTCCCTCGAACCGGCTCGTCCTCCGCTAACCTAGCCCACCAGTGATCTCGGTCCATCGAGTTCGTATCCGCCCAGATCCCGCGCCACTTCGGGCCTCCAAATTTCTTAGAAGGAAATCGCCCGACACGATGTGTCAAGCCCTGGATAACCGCAAGAGGGAGTTCCCGTGCCTCATTCACCCAGGCTCCGGTCAACTCGAGGCTCAGAAGTTTACGAACATCCTTAGGCTGATCGAGGGCCAGAAAAATCACCTCGCAATCGAGCCCAGGGACACCATCTCGGGCCGG